TCGTTTCCGCTTATGCACCTCGTATATACGGGAGCGACATACGACGCCGGGACGAAGACCTACAACCTCGAGGTTTATATCCTCGATGCTCCCGCCGATAAAGACGGGAAGACGATCCGTCAAAAGGAAGTCGTTTCGGACGCTGAACAATGCGCGGAGGACATTATCGCCGATATCAAGAACGGGGGGAATATCTTCCTCTTTGCACAAGATTACGAGGTCGTAAACGCCACGACTACGCCCCTCGAAGAAGAGACGAAGAACGTACTCTCGGGCGTGCTCTTAGATTTGTCGGTAGCTATCCCGTACGAGTGGGACGCTTGTAACGCTCCAATAGATGGGGTAACTCCTGAAGGCGGCGATGAAATCAGCTATGCCCGAAGAGGTATCCTTCGTATGGTTACCCAAAACGGGGCGACCGACGTTCTTTCGGTTCGAACGATTAAGGTAAGTAACGGCACTCTCACCGATGAAGGGGACGGCGTTGTCAGCCTCGATACAGCCGGGGCGGAATCCCTCGATGAATTGACGGACGTTTATCTCGTTACCCTTGAAAATAACCAGATCCTAAGATATCAAGCGTTCTCGCTTCCCGGTTCGCCCGCAGGATGGAAGAACCAAGACCTCGATTTATCCGCCCTTTCGGATACAAAGGGAACTCCAGTCGAGGGGCATCTCTTGAAATATACGGGGGGATTTTGGCAGCCTTCAACTATTGACCTTAATACTTTGGACGGGGTGACGGTTACGACTCCACAAACAGGAAACGTACTTCAATACTCCTCTACGTTTGGTTGGTACAATACCAATTTACCCACGCCCTCACCGCCTCCAAGTACGACCGACCAACTCCCGGAGGGAACGACCAACCTCTACTATACAGAAGCCCGGGTAAGTGCAAATACTGACGTTGCCGCAAATACGGCAAAGGTGGGGATCACGGCTCAACAAGCCGCCGACATCCTCAACAATAATGCGAAGGTCTCTCTCATTGCAGGAGGTACGACGGGGCAAGCCCTCGTAAAAACGAGCGGAACGGATTACGACGTCGAATGGGCAGATATTTCGATAGACGTTCAATACCATAACCGATACGCCACGGAATCGGAGACGCTACGAGCAGGAGGGGCGGAGACGATTGAACTTTATTATTCCGCACAAGCCGACGGGGACGGACTTGCCGAGAGTGCTTCGAGTGATACCCCCGCCGCGGGTTACGACATCCGAAGGAAACTCTACTATTCGGAAGCGGGCTTCGCCGATCCCGACACGGGGACGTGGACGCAGTTTACAGCCATCGCCGACAATACGACATTCAACAACGCGAAGGCGGCTTTACTTGCTTACCTGAAGGAACGCACGGGCGGCACTGTACCGATTAGTTTGAAAATGACGTGGGAGGAGGTGAGCCAAACGGCGTACTTACTCGACCAATCCTATGGCAGCGGTGCGGAGGCGGCGTACTCAACGCGGCAACTTCGAAACGCGGCGACGGATTGTATGGTCATTCGCAGGGCTTCGGATTCGACGACTACTACCATAGGCTTCGACGGTTCAGGCAACATCGACGAGGCGGCTATTACGACGTTCTGCACGGGTACGACGTGTACCGTGGTAACGTGGAAAGACCAAAGCGGAAACGGGAACGATGCGACGGCAAGCGGAACAGAGCCGACAATTTACACGGGCGGGGCTATTACAAAATTAAATGGCCGACCTTACATTTATTCGATTACATCCTCGACGCGATTCCTGACAAACTTTGACGGAAGTTCTGACGCATGGAGTTTTTACAGTGGCGGAATTGGAGGCAATACGATTTTTTACAGTAGTATATCTCCAATCAAAAACGAATTGATTGCACAAAGCGGGAGCACAAGCCAATTTAAAGTAGACCCAAGCGTAACGGTTTACAAGGATGGAACATCCTATGCGCCATCGAACAGAAATGCGGCGTATAACGATATGGTCAATTCTCGGTTCTTGTTGTCTTTGAATCATAATAGTTCAGTTTGGACGGATTTGGTTTTGGGTTATCAATTCGGCGGTTTTGTTGTTCCAAATGCGCAAGAATGGATTTACTACAACGCCAACAAATCCAGCGTCCGCACCCAAATCGAATCCAACATAGGCGACTACTTCACCCAAAACACGCCACTCCTCGACACGTACTCAGGGGCGGCGGCTGCTTATTCCTTGCGGCTTTTGGACTCTAGCTATGTTGGTTCAGCGGTAGAAGTTTACAACGGCTCGAGTTATGCGGACATCGGCTTTAACGTATTCGGCGAGTTGGATACGGTTGCACTTGCTGCTCATTGCGGAAGTAACGACGGGTTCGTGAGTAAGTGGTACGACCAATCGGGAAACAGCAACACGGCGACGCAAACGACGACGGCGTATATGCCGAAGATTTACGACGGGACGACGGGCGTGGTGACGGAGAACGGGAAGCCTGCAATGCAGTTTGATGGAAGCAACGACCAATTTAATATGAATGCAGTGTCTACAACAAGTGCATTCACATTAGCGCGAAGCACATCATTTAATTTTGCCAATCGGTTTTTAGGTGGAACTATTGCCATTGATTACTCAGGACAAGATGCCACGTTTGGTCTAATTAGCGCAAGCGATGGAACAAACGTAATAAGGATTCCAAGTTCAAGTAACGACAATACAAGATATTTGCTTTCTGTTTTGGGCATTGGGGCAAGTGGGGCAATTTATAGAAACGGAAATGTTGGCGTGACGGGCACATTGAACACAATGTCTTTTAACGAAATAGGAGATAGAAGCGTAACAGCAAACATAAATTTTGCGGGAACAGCACAAGAAATAATTTTATATAACTCCGACCAATCCAGCAACCGCACAAACATCGAGGACAACATCAACACCTTCTATTCAATCTACTGATGAACGGATATATCATCGTACTTCCAACCCCCACGCAGACAAGCGAAGCACGGGCAAAGCAAATAACGCGAGAACTCTACAACATCTCGCGTCCCGTTCTCATTCAGGCAGAAGGCGAAAAGGCGTCAACCGTCTTTGGAATCGTTACGCACCCCGACGGAATCCAAAACGCTTTGCAGGTGAATACCGATTACCTCATCTTCGTTCACGCCGCCGCGACTTTGGAGAAGCTCGTCGCTTGCTTCCCTGAACTCTCCTCGGATGAACGTTTCGCCCTTTCGGCATTCGTTCAAACAAACGCGAAGTTTCCATTCGGATACATCATCCCCTCAACTACGACCGTTCGAGACTATCAATATATGGTAGATAACGGATGGTTTCCAGAAGACCCCGAACCATGAATCAAACCCTCTTAGGAATCCTCCAGTACTTCAACGGGACTCCCCCGCCTTATAATCCCGTTTATGACCTCAACGGAGACGGGTTTATCACGATCCTCGACCTCCTTCAATACCTCTCCCTATGATCGCCCTCAAAGTCGTCTTCCTTTTCTTGCTTGCCTTGGTAGCTATCCCCGTGGGGATATTCTTCTCCGTTATGATTACGTTCTTCGAATGTGCGGAAGATATGTTCATAGCTATTTGGAGGCTCATATACGGCTTCTTTCATTCTTTGAGCAAGGTGGTATCCGTTATGGCTTCAAAGTTCCTTACGGGGCTTCTAACGAAGCGAGGGGGCGTTCCCTTTGGCGCGCATTCCGTTTCCGCCGTCTTGGGGGCTAACCTCCGGGAGAAGACCCTTTCGAAGGTGGGTATTTGGCTCGTGGGTATCCTCGACAGCATCGAAGAGAATCACTGCACCCGAGCCGCTGAACGTGCGGGGATATGAAGAACCTCAACGACGTAATTCTACTCTTTGCAGAAGAGGTAGTCAAATCAGCCCGAAGGCATATCGGAGGGCGAAGGATCGGCAAGAATAAAAATTACGGCGTAGCTACGGGACAACTCAAACGCTCCCTTAATTACAAGATTCGCGTTCGTGGAAACGAGATTCGAGAGGTAACGTTCGGCTCAAAAGTAAAGCACGCCCCCTTCCTTCATTGGGGCGTCAATGGCACTCAGAAGAACCAGAAAAGCCCCTTCTTCAAGTACAAGTTCGAGAACCCTTCGCGGAAACACCGGGACGCGCTGAAGCGATGGATAAAAGCAAAGGGTATCCGCCCGCGTGATGCGAAAGGCAGGTTTCAGAAACAGACGGAGAGTAACATGAACTCTCTCGCCTTTGCAATTGGGCGAGCCGTCAAACGTAAGGGAATCGTCGGACTTCGGTTCTATGAGAAAGCCTTTACCGCCGTCTCAAAACGCTTCGACAAGAAACTCCAGGAAGCCGTAGCGGAGGATATAAAGGACAAATTCAAGTTGAAACTCGGAAATATAACCGTTAAATAAATGGCTTCTTTCACTTATTCGCCTGACGAGACATGGCTACCAGCGGGGCAGCCTTTGGTATATACGATGGCTTCGCAGACTTCCCCCCTTCCCGCTGCGTTTCGTTTCATCATCCAAGTAGAGGAGAACGGAGTCGAAATCGCGAAACTCTACCTCACGCCCAACCCCGAAGAATACGCTCATTTTGACCTCTCCGAAGTATGGGTTGAGTTCGACGATTCACTCACTCAATAACAAATTCTTTACCAAGGCGGAGAAGGGTGTTAAACTCTACACCGTGAGGGTAGGGGAATGGAACGGAAGCACGGAATCTCTGGATCAAGACAGCCTTAATATTTGGCTCATTGACGGGTATTTCCAAGTACAAGACGGATACCTCCCGAGTTTTTCGGCATATTACGGAACGGGGACGACCCGAAAATTTTGGCTCACCGATCGCATACCGGAGGACAACGTTATTAAACTCTATGCCGATATAGACGACGATGGAGTCGTAGCGTTCATAAATACCGACGATACCGGAAGCCTCGTAAATACGATACGGATTTACATCTACAATAACGCCGGAATCATTCAAGGCACGTTTACGGATTACGCAATCGACGCCAACAACGGAACATATCAAGCGAATTCAAACTTTACGCAGGCGACATACGTACCGGGTTCGCTTACTTATGCGTATTGCTACCCCTCTTCGATTACGGCTTTAAAAACTGCTCTCGAAGCGGTTTCCGGAGGGTGGGGGTTTTATGAGGTTCGACCTACCGCTACGGGAGTAGAGAAAGCAAACAGACTCCGCATCTACAACAAATGCACGGGGTATAAAAATGAAGTCGTCCGAATCGCGTGGGCGAATACCGTAGGGGGATGGGATTACCTCAAATTTAACGGCAAGAAGCAAAAGACGCTCACGCGCGAAGAGAAGACGTATCGAAAGATTTTGGGTACATACAATACGGACGAATACACCTTCGCGAGCAACGACCGCGAAATCAAGCCGTATCAACTCGAAGCGAAAGAACAGTACCAACTCAACGGCCTTCTTACGATTGAGGAACTCACGCTCTTTCAATACTGCATGAGAAGTAAGAACGTAATGGCAAAAATTGGGGGGACTTGGTTGCCGGTAACGATTCAGACCAACTCGATGCAAATCGAAGAAGAAACCGTCTCGAAGGTATTCGTTACCTCGTTTAATGTTGAACTCGCTCAAATCATCCGATGTTAAGACTCACGATCGAAGGGAATGAAATCGAGCTTTACCAGAACGAGCCGGTTAACCTCTCCTATCAGTTTTCGAACCTTCAGGAGATAAACGCCGCTTCTTCGAATTTCTCGCAGACCTTCCGCGTACCCCTCACAAAACAGAACCAAGACTATTTCGGGGCGGTGAATGAGTTCGGACTTATCCCGACATGGAATCCAAAGACGAAAGCCGAAGCGGAACTCACTTATAACACGATCCCACTCATGCGGGGCTTTGTTCAGGTGAAAGCGGTATACGTTCAAAAAGGGAAATACGCAGACGTTGAACTCGTCTTCTTCGGAGAAACGGCGAACCTCTCGCGGGATATTGGGGACGCTATGCTTACGGACGCGGATTTCTCTTCATATACTGAAACGCTGAATTACACGAACGTTCTCGCTACGTGGACGGGTTCAAATTTACCTGTTCGTTTCGGGGTAGTGGATCGCGGGCAAAATTGGAGCGGTTCGGATGTTTGGAGTACCTCGTCTACGGGCGTAAACGCTTACGAAGTAACGGGATTCCTTCGCGTAAAAGAGATGCTTACGGCTATCCTTTCGGACGCGGGATATACGTTTGATTCGAATTTTCTCGATAGGCAGACGGAACTCTATTTCATGTGCAACTCGGGCGGCGAAATCAACGACACCGTTACCGGGGAAGAACAAGCCCTCTTTCACGTAGGACTCGTTTCCGACTTTACGGCAACCGGTACGGCATGGCAGGTATTGAGCTTCGCAGAGACGACACCTTTCTTCGATACCGGGGGCAACGTAGCGAGCGGGGTATTTACCGCGCCTTTCGACGGTCTCTACCGGTTTCGGGTAAGTATCAAAATCGACACCTTACCTACGAACCATGAATTTCACGTCGCTGTATTTTTAAACGGAACGGAATACATGGACGTTTTGCAGGGAGAACCCGCAGACCTTACCACCGTCTTCACGTACAATATCGTAACGCCTTATATCGGCTTGGATTCAGGCGATACCGTAGACGTTCGATACCACTTCCATACGAGTTCAGATACCGCCGTTTTAGGGGGTTATAACTCTTTGACCGTCCCGACGACTTCTTTCGAGTTGATAGATACCGCTCTGGCGGGTACGGCGTGGACGGCTTCGGCAAATATGCCCGAAATGAAGCAAATCGACTTTATATCGGGACTTCAAAAGATGTTCAACCTCGTATTCATCCCGGACAAGAACAACCCCAAGCATCTCGATATTGAACCATTTACTGATTACCTCGCTTCGGGAACGGCAAAGGATTGGACGAATAAAATAGACCTCTCGAAAGACATAAAAATCGAGCCAACGACCGACCTCCAAGCGCGGCGATACGAGTGGACTATGAGCGAAGGGAAAGACTTCGTTAATGAACTCGTTCAAAAGAACGCAGGGCGGGTATATGGCAGATACCGCGTAGACGATCCCGAGAACGATTTCGCTTCGGGAGAGAAGACCATTACTTCACCTTTCGCCCCGTTCGTTACTTCATACGTTCCTCAAACCGACTTCATCATTCACCGGATGGTAGCCGACACCACGAACGAGGACAAATCAATTAAAGACCCGAAACCTCGCCTCGCATATTGGAACGGATACAACAACTCCGGGAATTGGTACTTCTCTGCGAATCAATTAACGAAGTTCCCCGAATGGAGTGAATACAGCGAAAACCGGTTGAGTATCGACGTCAGCGACGAGTCTCTTCTTTACGGTACGGAACGCCCGTTTCGTTACTTGCTCGTAAGCCCCTTGAATACGCTTTATTATCAATACTGGAGGCCGTGGGTAAATGAACTCTATTCTTCGGACGCTCGTAAAATGACCGCATACTTCCGGCTCGCGAGAACCGATATAGCGAACTTCGAATTCGCCGACAAGATCTATATCAAGGATACCTATTGGAGAATCATCTCAATTAAACTCGATGCAACTTCCGAAGGTCTTACCCAAATCGAACTCGTGAAGGTGTTGGGAGATATTCGGGATTGTGCGTGGCTTCCGTATTCGGTCGATAAGTTCGGACAATTGACTTTTCAAAACGCAGCCGGCACGACTTCAACATCCGTCCCTCAAAGTTGCTGCGAGCGGTACGGCTATCGTTTCGTGTCTCAAAACGGCGGAGTTCAGGTTTCGGAATGTTGGCAACAATCACAGCAATGAGGAATCTCGACAACCATCGTTATATAGGAGAAGCGATTCAACTCCTCCAGAGCAAGGGCGAGAAGGTAACCGTCCCTCTTTGGTTCAAGGTCTTGGATTGGGGCCTCGCTTCTGTTTATCTCTGTTCGTTCGCATTCGTTTTATACACCCTCGGTAAATGGCTACTCAACAAGATTACATTTTAAAGTTTAGAGCGGATACGGGAGACGTAAACAGCGCGATTCAGGACGTTCAAACCGGCGTAGAAGGAACGTCCGGGGCGGTATCTGGACTTACGAATCAACTCGACAAGATGACCGGGGGAGCTATCTCCGGCTTTCGCAACCTTACGGGGGGTATTAAGAACGGGGTAACCGGTTTAAAGTCGTTCAAAGTGGCTCTCGCAGCTACGGGAATCGGGCTTATCCTCGTTGCAATAGGGACTCTTATTTCTTACTTCACTTCCACGAAACGAGGGGCGGAACAACTCAAGGTAGCAACCGCTGCCCTCGGTGCTGCGTTCGATGTTTTGCGCGATCGCGTTTCCAAGATTGGAGGAGCGTTGGTGAAGTTCTTTACCGGAGATTTTTCCGGGGCATTAGAAGACGTTAAAGGCGCGTTTACTGGAATCACCGACGAGATAATTCGAGAGACGAAAGCGGCCTCCGACTTGGAGCGGGCTATGAACCGCCTCAAGGACGAAGAGCGGGAATTCACCAAAGCGAGAGCGGCGACGAATTTAGAGATAAGTAAAGCGCGGCTTTTGGCCGAAGATGACACGTTGACCGTAGAAGAACGGATCGACGCTTTACAACGTGCCGTAGAACTCGAACAACAAACCGTAGACGAACAACTCCGCCTCGCTGAAGAACGGGCAAGGATAGCACGTGAACAAGTAGACCTTGGTGAGAGTTTGGAAGAAGACCTCAACCGGGTGGCCGAAGCGGAAGCGGCGGTACTCGATTTACAATCGGCTTCCCTTCGTACACAGAAGCGACTACAAACGGAACTCAATTCTTTACGTTCTGAAGGCATCGCCAAAGCGAAAGAAGCCGCTCAAGCGGAAATCGACCTTATGAAGGCGACCGTCGAAGCGAATGAAAAACGAATCGAATCGGAACAAAAAACGCTTCAAGTAACGACGGAGAACCAAGAGAAGACCCTCCAAACCAATCAAACAAATCTCGCTACCCAAGTCCTCGCAACGGAGACCGCAGAAGAAGCAAAGAGAAGGCTACAACGAGAGACCTTTGAAGACTTCGTCAACGGGGCGGAAATGGTAGCGTATCAAGCGATTGAATTTGCTCAGTTGACTTTAAATGTAGTTGACAACCTGAATACGCTCTTTACAAGGGACGAAGAGAAGCGAGCGAAGCGGAGTTTCGAAATAGGGAAAAAACTCGCTATAGTTCAAACGATCATGAACACGGCGGAAGCCATTGGTTCGGCCCTTGCAAAAGACGGTACTTTCCCCGGCTCTCGGTTTATAGCAGCGGCGGCAGCCGGAGCAGCGGGAGCGGCGCAAATAGCTACTATAAAAAGGCAAGAATTCAACGCGGGAACAGCCGACATAACGCCTCCACAAAGGCAAACGCTCACCGCGCCAGCTACACCAACTACCCCACAACTCGACCTCGGATTCTTGGGGGCGGGAGCAGGGCAAACGGGCTTCCGTACATACGTCGTCTCTTCGGAAGTATCGAACGCCCAACAAGCAAACCAACGTATTAACGACCAAGCCTCCCTT